CGTAAGGAGTCGTCGGCAGCGTCAGATGTGTATAAGAGACAGCCCAGCAGGACACCCAGGCAACCACATCATCGAATACACCTGGACCGACGACGAATGCGTCACCCCAGGCGTCCCAAACTTGGGACACAGCCAACCCGCGACGGCTATGACAGATGTAACGCCAGCCGTTGTACAAGAACCTGTACAGGAACCGGAGCCGTGCGTCGCCTGCAACCACCACCACAAGTCAGCGGCCTGCAAGTGCGGATGCTATGCCCATATCTGAACACCCCCTGCTAGCAGCGATACCGATGCTGCCCAACTGCCCCACAGGGTCAGTAGAGAACAGGCGGCTAGCGGTACAGAACGCCTGCACCTACCAGCGGTTCGAAGGCGAGTGGGCCGAGTTCGGCACATACCAAGGACAGACAGCGACCTGGATGCTGGACTACCTACCTGACGATGGGACGCTGCACCTGTTCGACTCCTATCAAGGACTGCCGCGCCGCTGGTCAGGACTACCCAAAGGATCGTTCAAAACAGAACCACCGTCTTTCGATGATCCTCGCGTGGTCATGCACAACGGCTGGTTCGAGGACACCGTGAGCGTGCTCGCTGACCGTGACCTATCTTTCCTGCACATCGACTGCGACCTGTACGAATCCACCCTAGATGTCCTCTGGCAGTTACCCCCACTGCGAGAGGGAACGATCATCCTGTTCGACGAGTATGTGCATAACCTTGGGGACAAGCCTGTGGACGACGAGCACCGGGCATTCACAGAGTGGGCCGCTGACAACGACATCAAGTGGCGGTACCTGTGGAGGACCGCGTGGACACAAGTGTGCGTGGAGATCCTATGAGAGTCTGCCTGTACATGGACTGGCCCCTCGCCAGCACCTATCTCAAGCCCGTAGAGGACGTTCTCAGACGCGAACACCCCGAATGGGAAATAGAGTACGCCGGGTATCACAAGCCCGCTGAGGGCTCCTGGGACATCGTTATCTGCTGCGACGAGAAATCCTCCGCACCCCAAGCCCCACTACGAATCTGCGTCTTCCACGGCCTCGCTAGCAAAGGCCAAGCGTTCTCCACCGCTAGAGCCAGCGACTTCCTACGAGGGAACACGATCTACGCAGTGCCAGGTAACTATTACGCCAGACTCCTCGCTCAACTAGGAGTACCAGCGGAGCGCGTCTGGGTCATAGGCTTGACCAAGTTGACCAACATGAAGCGGAACATCCTCTTCGCTCCCACACACAACCCCCAACTCTCAGCGATACCCGTCATACAAAACCGCATCTACGAGTTACCCAACGTGCGAGTCCAGTTGCACATGTACACAGCGACAGGAGACAAAGAACACCACGTTAAATACCGCTCCTATTACCCAGTACACGACACCGAACACTCCCCGGTAGAGAACCTCCACTGGGCTGACACAGTGATCGCTGACTTCGGAAGCATGATCGTGGAAGCCATCACACTAGGCAAACAAACCGTACAAGTAGTGAACCCACTGTGGCGATCCTTCTACACAGATCTGAAAGGGCTAGCGGACAGCGAGATCGCTGAACTTCCGGAGGTGTGGTTCCCAAACAAGTATGCGATCAAGGCGCATTCGTTTGACGACCTGTACGACTTGTTTCACATTATGGAACTAGGGGACTCTGCTCAGCGGCTCTATGACGAAATCAACAAAACGCTACAAAAGTAGCCTTATGCGGAAATCAACAATCTAGCGTATCCAGAATCACCTGACGCCACTCATCCTCACGCTGCTTAATCGTATGCTTCTCCCCCACCAGCCTGTAATTCTCCGCTGCTGCACGCTTCCTCGTTTTGTAGTCCAGCAAGCCCTCAATGTGTTTGACCCACTCGTCAGGGCTGTCAGCGACCAACCCGACGCCATCGTCAGCGAGCAACTCGTACTCCGGCAACGCCTGCGCTACGAACGGGATTCCGCTAGCCGCATACTCCAAGCCCTTAATGAACGACTTAGCCCGGTTAAAAGGTATGTCATTTAATGGCACCAAGCCAATATCCATCTGAAAAAGTAAGTGGTAGCGGTTCATCGGCTGCATCGGCAGCGTACGCAACCGCTCCGGGTTGATACCAGACTGCTCAGCGAAGTCCCCCTCAGAAGGGACATGACCGGAGTGCTGGAAGATCAGATCGTTGTCTTCGAGGAAGTCAGGCAGCCACTCCCTAAGTGTTTCGATGTCGCCGCTGCGGTAGCCGAGCGCACCCACCCACCCGATCACGGGTGTTTCACGTGAAACAGTGCGCTTCGTGAACTGATTCGGGTACACACTGTTACGCACTAGCCGAGTGTTCTTGTTCCATTCCCCATAAAAGTTGTACAACTCTGGTGTGGACACCACCACCATGTCGACACTACGAATAATCTGTTCATAAATATCTCTATTGCGTACCTTGTTCTTCGCCGGGTCAGTCTTCTCATATGCGCTGTTCGACGGATGCAACCCGTGATAGAAGTCATCCACATCCACGATGATCTTCTGCCCCAGCGACTGCGCGACCTCGATCTGGTGCGGTATCCAGCGGTCCATCAACTGTTTAAGAACGATCACGTTGTAGCCGAACGTCGCTTTACTATTGCCCTCGTTCACCCCAAACCCATACTGAGAAGTCCACGCAGGGCGACCCATAGCCGCATCGAAACGAGCAGCGTGCATCGGCAGGAAGCAGCGGTAGTAGGTGCACCCACCGGGGATGACTTCACCATTAGGGAGGTTCGTCCACTCCCCCGAAAGATAAGCGACCCTATTCGTCTTCATGGTCGGCGTCGAAAGCCATCCACGTGTTCGTGTCCAGCATCGACTCCAGCGATTCCTTCCACAACACACCCACCCGTTTAATCAAATCATCAGCGATGTCAGGGTTCCACGAGGCACCCTCAGCGGTAAGCGTCACCGTGAGATCACCGTACTGGAGTTTCGCTATGAGACTCCTTGTGTTACCTGCCATCGTACCTCGCTAGAGAATCGTGGATCAGGAAATATGCTACCCCGTCCACCGCATTATCCCTGGCGTACCCGGCCTTCGCCCGAGAAGTTTTCACGAGCACCATCATGAGAGCGACATCCATAGCCGTTATGTCCGTATTCAGGAACGCTGACCACATTTGGGCGATACGCCCCAAGTTCTCCTCGTAGTCGCCGTACTTCTCCTGACGGTCCTCATCCACCAGCCGCAAAGCATCCACGGCGACGGTCGGGTCAGTGGTCAAGCCAGATCTGGTACTGCGCTGTGACTCGTCCTTCTTCGGGGTCGATGAAGTGGAGTCTTTGTGACGGGACCGCTGATGAAGCCAACCCAACGGAGGCGTAGCGGTTGTCCGATTCTGTGCTTCCTGTTCCATAGATCGCTCCTGCTCCATCTGCGAGGCTTGACTGGTAGTGGGTGTGGTAGTGGCCGACGTAGACGTCGCGGAAGTGCCACGGGTACGACCCCGACCTCCAGCGATTAACGTGGTTCGTGATCGTGTTAGTGGACGCGAACCCGCTCCTACCGATCTCGTCCCCGTGGATAAGTAGCGCCCGGTAGTTACCGATCTCAACCCGCTGTATATCTTCACCGCTGTCCTCCCAATGCAAGTTTTTAGCGCCCGACGATAGAAGTATTTGACGGGCCAACTCGTAAGTCATCCGGTCAGCGTTATCGCTCCTGGGTACAGCGTCCCTCTTCGAGCCCAAGCGACCGTGGTTTCCCCATTCAGCGACAACGGTGACAGACTTATATATCTCAAGTGCCCTGGTAACTGTCTCCACCATGAGATTAGCGACGTTCACGAACTGCTCAAACAAGGTAGCGTCGATCTCGAACGGCTGCGTCGGGAAGTTGAACAGCCCTTCGATCATGTCGCCGCCGAACAAGATGTAGCAGTCGTTCACCTGATGGGACTGCATGTGAGTGATCTTCTCGGCCTTCTCCACGAACCGCCTGACCCGCTCCCACATCACCTCACTGTTGTAGGACGGCGTGAGTTTCGCGCCCTGCCAGTCAGTCAAATGCCAGATAGCGGCCTCAGAAGATGCCTTAGACGGCTTTTTAGGCTTCGCAGGTACCTTCGGAGGGTAGTTACCTAAAACAGCGTCAGAAGCCGCCTGAAGGGTCGCCTCCACTAAGGCGTCCGTCTTAGCCTTAGCCCGCCGCAAATCCCTCTGCGCCCGCACCAGGGCCGCCCGCAGGTCCTCAACCTCCTGCTGCGCAACCAAACCTTCCTCAGAGAACTTGTCCTTAAGAGACACCGCGACAGATCCCCTTACGGTGACGACGAACAGAAGTCTCACCGATATGAATGCCCTCAGCCTTCAAGATATTGCTGATAGCGGCGTTGCTGATGCTCGCGTCATCAAGAGCAGCGACAAGAGCAGCGGACTCATCAGCGGGAAGATCAGCGACCACAGTGCAGGTCACGCACTTACCGCCAGGAGTCGGCTTCTTATACGAGGAGAAACGCTCAGCGAGGCCCATACACTCGCTCCTAACCTAGGCTATAAACCGAACGATTGCCTAGACCATACCCTACGCGCACCACGCAACAACCACTTCCACGAATACTGCGTGTCTATCTTCCTACTCGTCCAGTCCTTATGATTCGCCAACCTGTACTTGAAGCCCTTCCAGCCAGCGGCCTCACGCACAGCACAATGCAACCTGCGAAGAGCCTTCTTCTCAGCCAGCGAGAAGTCCTTTTTCAACCCGGCGCTCACAACCTCCGTGCCCCAAGTCGCCCAATTCGCCATATTGTCAGGGACACCCCAACGCCCCCAACGAGTGCCCTTAAACGAGCCACGGCCAGCGTGCCACACCGGGCCAGCGGAACAAATATACGTATGCCCATCAGAGTCGATTACCGCATTAGCGTAAGGAACTCTTGTGCTTCGGTGAATGACATACTGAACCACTCCCGGGTTCCCACCCGGCGCCTTCGAATCCCCACCAGCCGTGTGATGAGCCAACGCCATGACAGGCTTATTACCCCGACCGTAACGCCAGCGACCATTCTTACGAGTCTTCCAACCATCAACAAACGTCACATTCTCAGCACCCAGCCACTTCACAGCAGCCTTCTCCAGACGTCGCTCAAACAGCGTCATTCTGCCTCCCAATCCCCATATAGTCCTTCACAACCCGCAACTCCCCCTCAATCGTCCGCTGATCGTACGCGATCTGATTCACCCGATCCACCAAACTATTCCCACCATTAGGGAAAAGTTGGTACTCCACCCGATCCAACCGCTCGCTAATCGTCCGACCCTTAGTGTCCACGCCAAGCATCTGATCGATCCGATGCACAGCCTTATAGGTGGCGTAACCGAACTTCCAAATCACACCAAGCGCAATCAGAATCGCAGCGAGAGCGAGAATCCACTCGTCAACATAGGAATCGGGGAGAAGCATGGCACGCTACAAATCCTCAGGAGCCTCACCAGGCGGCGGAAAATCCGGCGACAAATGAGTCAGCGCCAACGTCGGCGCAAGCAGCGACCCGACAAGAGCAATCCACAGCGGAGCAGCGTCCTCGTTAATGACACCGTAAGCGACCAGCAGCGGCACCACAGTGAGAGCGACACCGTACAGCCACTTACGTCCCTCACGAGACAGAATCTTGTTTAGCATTACTACCTTTCAGTTTAGTCTACGAACGTGTCTATTCGGTCTCTGGTTCCGGTTCCGGCACGACAGGACTAACGAACTCGTCAAGGTCAGCGTCGTAACGGTCGCCCTCTCCGGCGTACTTGCCTCGCCTGCTGCCGGTGTAACTCGTGTCGATCCACGTTCCGGCTCGGCCGATGCCGTTGCAGTACGCCGTAATCTCCGCATCGTCGTCATTGCAGTACGGAATGACGATGACCTCTCGTACAATGCCTTCATCGTCAATGCGTGCCGCATGTGCGTTGTGGTAAGTCATGGATTACACCTTCACTTGAATGATTACTACGCCGGAACCGCCAGCGCCACCCGCGCCGCCGGTACTTGAAGCGAAACCGCCGCCGCCGCCGCCGCCTGCGT